GCTCGACACAAGGCGATCCTTTCTCAGCGCATCGCAAACCAAAACTTTGCGGTCTTACTGGCCGACAAGGTTGGCGAAGGGTTGTCATGCACGATCAACAGCGCAACGAGCATTACCGTCACACTGACCGCTCACGGCTTCACGTCTGAGAACGTTGGCCAGTCCATGATGGTTGGGGCAATCACCGGCGCAAACGGCGTTCCGGGTCGATATGCTATCGCTTCAGTCCCAAGCGTTGATACAATCAACTTCACGGTTGCCGGCTGGCCAGCTTCCGGTTCATGCACGGTCGATCTTTTTGGTTACAACTATTTTTGGACTCAGTACACCGGAACGACCGCAACGGCTGCAAACGTGGACGCGCAGCGCAAGGGCTGGAATAGTGGTGTTACCGCAGTAACGATCAATACAACGGCGTCTCCCGGCCACGTCGTGCAGACCTATGTAGACGGCCGAAACGTCAACTGGTCTGACACTACGGTTGCAAGCACAACCGTTTCAACGGTAACCGCACGCGGAAGCCGAATTGAAAACATCCCAGATGACGACACCGAACTTTACGTCTATCTCTGGCTTTGGAACGGATCAACAGCCCCGGCAAGCACGACCACTTGGACTCTCGGATTTCTAAGTGTCGAAGACAACGCCAACGTCCCCACATACATTGCTGGTGTTCGTCCAAATGGAGCACAGGCCGCTATTGCTGTCCTTCCGACCTCGCAGCCCGCGCTTGTGGCTGGCACTGCCGCAATCGGCGACGTGGGCCAGCAATACCGCGCAAACGCTACTGGTGCGGCGTCTGGCGCTCATTTAGTTAGTGCCGCAACCACCAACGCCACCATTGTAAAAGGTTCTGCTGGGCGTGTGCTAGGATGGGCATTAGCAAACACCAACGCAGCGTTTCGATACGTTAAGCTGCACAACCAGACCACAACTCCGACCGCAGGAACTGGAGTTGTCCGCACAATTGCCATCCCTCCAAACAGTTTGGCTCAAATGAAACTTGAAGGCGGCATCGCATTTTCCACGGGCATCGGCCTTACGACCGTCACCGGCTCCGCCGACGCCGACACAGCGGCGGTCGGGGTGGGTGACATCGTTGGTGAACTTTTCTTTGCGTAAAATGAAGGTCCTGCGTTTTACTCGAGACTGCTGGGTAAGCGGCGTGTTCTACGCAGCCAACCAACCTGTTGCGTTTGGAAACCCTCCTTCTGATCAGCTCATTTCAAATGGTGACGCAATAGAAGTGACTGGAATTGGCTGCTGGACAGACCACGAAACTAATCTAGGTCGATTGGCGTAATGCTCCTCACCATTCTTTCAAACCAAGGCTCTGCGCCATCCAACAAGTTCTGGATCAAAGTGTCTGGAACTTGGAGGGAGGCTATCACTTGGATCAAGATTTCTGGCATCTGGAAGCAGGCTGACCCCAAGATTAAAATTGCAGGAATCTGGAGATAAGAGGACTGTTTTTATATGAGCTGCACCACCCCATACGTCGTCAACATTCCTGGCCCACGCGGCGCGGCTGGAACGAACGGAACAAATGGGACGAACGGCGTTGATGCCTTCTCCTACACTACGGCTCAGTTTTTTGTCCCCGCTCTCGGGTCATCGGTCGTTGTTCCGTTAAGCAGCACTAGCTTTCTCCCTGAATCAGTCGCCGGACAGTTCTTCGTTTCGATTCAGGGTGTTGGGTACATGCAGGTAACGGATGTAACAGGACTCAATGTCACGCTTAAGAATCCTTCCTCTGGAGTTCTTGGGATTCCCAATGCGGTTCCTACGACATCCATTCCATCCGGTTCTCTTGTAACGCTTGCTGGAGGAGTTGGCCCTCAAGGTGCGGCAGGTGTGTCTGGCGGTGCGCCACTCGACCGCTCGTACCTCATTCGAACTGATCCTGGCGTTCTCACTAATGCCACAGCTCTCGACTCGCTTTCCTCCGGTTACATGAAGACCGCTGGATCTGGCGGTGCTGGTGCTGTCTCGACGGTTGCGACGGTGCCTGTCGGAGACATCAGCGGTACGTTGCCGATTGCCAAGGGTGGAACGAACCTGACGACCGCTCCACTCAACAAGATTCCGGTGGGCGATGGAACCACCTATCTCCAGAAGGAAATCGTCGGAACGGGTCCGATTGTCGTCACGAATTCGGCTGGAAACATCACGATTTCAGCACCTTCCATTTCCAGTTCGATGGCGCGTGAGTTTGCGTACATCGCTGGACCTAGTGCTTCACTGCTTAATAGCAGCGAAACTCAAATTTATGTAGGAACCACTTTAGATCAACCTACAACAAACGCTCAATGGAATTCTGCATCAGGTCAATATACAGCACTAAATACTGGATATTTTAAGTTCACAGTTTGCGCTTATGCGACAGGTGATTTGGTGATAAGGTTGAAAAAGAATGGAACTATTGTAAGCCATACTTATCAAAATACAGGGGACGGACTTGTTGTTCTTACGCATATTGAAAAAGTTGTCACAGCTAACACTGACGTTTTTGCAATTTTTGCTTATGTCCCGGGTCTTTCTAATTTAACTCTACGCGACCATTCTTCTTTTACTATCGAGCGCATCGATACACTTTAATCCATGAGCGAACGCGCACCACGCAGGTACACGGACGGATCTGTTACCTTTGAGGGTGGCATCGATGCTGGCGTGATGCCTTCCGAGGTGGAAAAGAATCAGGTTGCGTTCGCCGTCAATGCCAACTTCCGCGAAGGATTCGTTTCTCCTCGCCCCGGTTACGTTCAGAAAGACTACGACCTCTGTGTCAGTATCACCGCTGACAACGCCGAGATTACCGCAGATCAGACAAACGTGACGGCGGACGGTTGGTCAGAAGATTGCTACGGCCCTCAGGGTCTGACCGGAACTTTCCAATGCGCGCTGCCATACATCTCGGACGATGGACGTACGTTCATCCTGATGCTGATCAGTGGTAAAGTGTGGCTTTACGACTGCCTTCAGAATAAGGCGCAAAACCTCACGCTGTCCGCTGACCTAGAGAATCCTTCCAACCTGCTCGATGGCTGGATGGTTCAAGCTGAGAACTTTGTCGTTATCCAAGACGGCTTCAGCAAGCCGCTCATCTTCAACGGGACAAGCCTGCGTCGAGCGAATGACGATGAAATCAAGTGCGGTAGAGTTATGGCCTACGTCAATGGCCGCATCTGGTACGCGCTGCCGAACGGCTTTTCATTCCGAGCAACAGACATCGTTTATGGAGACGGTACGCGAGCAAGCGTTCTCAAAGAAACCGAGAACACCTTCCTCAATGAAGGCGGTGACTTTGCGGTTCCGTCGGATTCAGGCGGTATCACAGCAATGGCCGTCCCAGGCAATCCAGACACATCGCTTGGCCAAGGACCGCTTCTTGTCTTCACTCCTCGCTACGTCTTCAGCGTCCAAGCTCCTGTAGACCGTGATGTTTGGAAGAACCTGAACTATCCGATTCAGGCTATCAGCTTGCTGACCAGCGGCGCGTTAGGCGCACGGTCGGCCATCACCGTCAATGGCGATGTCTTCTACCGAGCTATCGACGGCATCCGCTCGTTCATCATCGCTCGCCGGTCGTTCACCGATTGGGGCAACACACCGATCAGTGGGGAAATGACGCCCATCGTCGAGAACGATCAGACAAACCTTTTGTGGGCCAGCTCTGCGGTTGTCTTCGATAACCGTTTGCTGATGACTTCTCAGCCTCGTTTCAATTCAGAGGGAGTCATTCATAAGGCTATATCCGTGTTGGATATGGAGCTTATCACTTCGATGCGGAAGAAAGCTCCTCCAGCTTGGTCGGGAATCTGGACGGGCTTGAACATCTTGCAGCTCGTCAAGACCGAGAACGCTTACGGAGACGCTTGCTTTGCGATTGCTCGCGGGTCGGACGACACGATCCAGATTTGGGAAATCACCAAGGCCGAAAGGTTCGACATGAACTTGAGTGCGACTCCCAAGAAGGAAATCGAATGGCAAGTGCAGACTCGCGCCTACAACTTCGAGGTTCCGTTTGGATTGAAGCGACTCGATTCCGGTGACTTGTTCATTGATGAGCTTGAAGGCGATGTCTCGTTCAATGTCACCTATCGACCGGACCAATATCCTGGGTGGATTGAGTGGATCGACTTTGCCGAATGCGCGACTGTTACGCAGTGCTTGGATCTTTGTCCGATTACGAACTTCAAGCCGCAGTACCGGCCAAAGATGCGCTTCCCGACTCCATCGGATTCGCCGTGTAACGCGACGATTAGCACTCCCGCTCGCAATCTTTACGAGGTCCAGGTCATGCTGACCATCATGGGATATTGCCGTATCAAGAGTCTTCGAGTTCACGCCTACGACATTCAGGAATCGAGTGTTGGCGAGTGCAGGACGGCATTCCCTGCTTGCACACCGCTTGATGTCTGCGATGTCAATCCTCTGACCTACTCGTCGGAATAGCCTTAGAATTATGCCAAACCTTACTCTCATCACTCTTACTCCGCCGAGTCTGCCGGTTGGATATTGTCCGCTCAATTACCAGTCGTTGGCCAACGACATCATCAGCGGCACTCAAGCGACGTTCAACAGCTCGATTGGAAACTCGTTCTTCAATTACGGAGCATCGACGCCTGCGCTAAACAATCAGGTTTATCCGTGGTTGGACGAGAACGGTGAGTGGTGGGTGCGCGTCAGTGGATACTGGGCGAGAAAGAATCCTATTCCGGCCAACGGTCCTGAACGGCGCATCTTCGTTGGCACTGCTGCTGATGTCCTAAGCTACGACGGTGGCGATGGAACCGCGACATCAACAAATGTGACTTCCGGCCCAATGTGGGAGGTTGACACAGCTTTCGATGCTCGATTCCCGGTTGGCGTTGGAGCTTTTGCGGCGAGCGGTACGGTGAATGTCAATGGAACGACGACGACCACATCTGTTGCTGGTGAAGACAAGCATACCCTGACCGTTCCTGAAACTCCGTTCAACGAACACACTCACGGTGTCGCTCAGTTGATTGCTCCCGCAAACGACGATTACTACCTCGTCAACAAGTCATGGACTGGACTTGGTTCGTACCCGACACAGATTCTTCAAGGTGCTGCGGGAAGCGGTGGCGGCGGTTCTGGGCCGAGCATTACGACCGGAGATGTAGGAACAACGAACGCTGACAAGACTGGCAACGACAGTCAGAACGCCATCGGCCATAACAATCTTCCGCCATTTTACGGTGTTTACTTTATCAAGCGAACGGCCCGAGTCTACTACACCAAATGAAGCTCATCGTTCAGGACATCCGCTCGACAATCGCTCGGGTTATCGGCACATGTGTCGATGATCAGCGTGTTTATGACTACATCAACCAAGCGTGTCGAAGGCTTCTACACAAGGGCTTGTGGGCGGGTTCTTACGGTCGTTTTACCGTTTGCACCGTAGACGGATGCATCACTTGGCCTCGTTCAATCGAAACCATCGAAGCCGTAGCAGACTGCTGCGGAACAGGATCTGTTCGCAACCAATGGTATGAATTCCAAGAAACCGGATTCGGACTCCTCAGCGGATGCAACCCGTGCGCGGGAAAACAGCTCGTTGATCGTGGTACTGTTGTTT